TTGAGTTCGGAGCGGCTCTCAATCGGCTCTCCGTTCTCGTCGAGGTAAACAGGGCCCTTGCGCTTCTTCTCGATCGGCTCGCCGTTCTCGTCCAGATAGATCGGCATGGCGCCCTACTGCACCAGCTTCCAACCCGTGCCGTCCCATTCTCCGGTCCGGCCGTTCGGGAACGTCTTGCGGTCTCCGACCTTCGGACCCCCGCCCGTTGGCCCGACCGTGGCCGGTGCCGTCTTCGGCGCGTTCGCCCTCGGCGCCGGCTCACCGTAGAACTCCTCGTACGCACGACCGGAACTGTAGGCCAAACCCTGCAGCACGACCTCGCGTCCGCTGCGCTTCTGCTCGATCGTCTCGGGCGTGTCTCCGGGTTGCGCGAAGTACGTCTTGGCGTCGTTGGCGTACTCTTCCGGTGGGATGGCCGCACCCGACTCCTTGCGTAGCCGCGCCTCGGTGAATGTCCGCTGTGCTTGCCGGTAGGCTTGCATCTCCTGCGATTTCGCGTAGTTTCCGCCCACGCCCTCATAGGCGAGCCGCTGCTGATCGAGAACGCCGTATTGGGACACCTTCCCCTCGATCGGTTCAACGTCCTCGGACGCCTTCTTGGCTCGGTTGAAGAACGCAAGCACCTGGCGCTCGGCACCCGTGACGGGCTTCTGACCAGTCGACTTCGGGGGTACCGTCACGCCCCGCGCCAACTCGGCCTCCGTTACGCGACGTCTGATGATGGTGCCGTTCGGCCCGGGGACCTCCATCACTTCCCCACGCGGGGCCGCCGGCTGTCTTCCTCGCGCCGCCACCATCCGCTCGTACTGATCGATCTGAGCTGCAGTCGGACGTGGTCCGTAGCGCTGCGTGAGCTCGTCAGCCGGACTCCCGATCACCGGTGAAGCCGCGGGCTTCGGTGGCGCCGCCGTAGAGGGCGGCAGTCCGGGAGCGGGAGACCAGGCATTGGACTCCGGGTCGTACTGGTGCGTTGTCGTCATGCCGCTCGAGTCGGTCACGTCCCGGAGCTGCGCCGCTCCCCGGGCCTTCGGCGGGTTGATCTTCCGGTCGATACTGATGATCGCTTCTCGGCAGAAGGGGTTGTACTCCTTCGGCACGTCCTGCGCGCGGATCCAGCCCCACCGGACGGCACGGCCCACGACGAACGGGCAGAGTTCATTCCACCGTGCCTTGAGCGTCGACTCGTCCAGAGCAGCCAGCGCACCCACCTGGAGCCGGAACACCTCGTGCTCCTTGAGGTCGTTCTCAATCCCGATCTGCTTGGACGCGAGGATGCCGTTGGCGACCTTCGTCCCGCGCTCGACCCCGTAGATCTTCGCCATCCCCTTTATGAGCGTGTCAGGATCGCCCTTCCAGGTATCGAAGAAACCCATAGCCATGGCGTGGCGTTGGTTCTCTCGCTTGCTCTCCTGCGCAGACGAGATGAACCCGCCAATGGTCTGCCCCAGGTATCCCCCGAGCTTCTCCGCGGCTTCGGATCGTATCCGGCCCCGCTCGCGGATACCTGCGGCCTCGATCTCGCCCTGACGCATGATGAGCGACGAGATCCGACCGCTGTCGTCGGGACGGTAGTAGGGTGATGCTTCGCCCATGGTTTTCCTTTATGGTGGGGTCGGTTCTGTCGGCTCGTCCCCCAACAGCGCGTTCGCGATGTTCGTCTCGGTCAGGATCCACTTCTGTAGGTCCGCGTTGTACTTCGTCTGCCACGTCTCGAAGTCTTGCCCGTACTTCTGGGCCCAACCCCCGAAGTTCGCTTGGAACCCGGCAAGGTTCTGGTTGAACACGTCTTGATAGTGCTGGGCGCCGAGCTTCTGTCCGTACCCCACGACGTCTTGGAGCGTCCCGCCAGTCAGCAGCGTGCCCTTTGCCGCAGCAGAACCCTCCAGCGCTTGGATGCCCTGCGCCAGGGCGAACTTGTACCCCGGGTCCTGCATCGCCTGCTCGAACGATGGCGGCGTGAAAACCGGCACCCCGTCCGGCCCAATCGACCAATAGGCGCTGTACCCGGTGGTGGTGGGATCGGTGGTTGGAGTTACAGGTTGGGTGGTGTCGCCCCCGCCCGTCAGTTGCGCGTAGTCCTCGTTCCGGATGGCCTGGTCGTTGTGCCCATAGGCCATCCAGCCCTCAGGCACGTCGGGGGGCTTGTAGACGAAGCCCTCGATCTTCGATCCGTCCATCTGCGTCTTCTGGGTCCGGAACATCTTCGCGTTCGCGTCCCAGTACCGGGCGAGCCAGTCACGCAGCGTCGTATCGTTGAAGCGGGCGAAATCCTCCGGCCAATTGTTGTCAGCCGCGTACTTCCGCAGCCAGTCCGGAGTGGGGGCCGCCGCATCCGTGGGCGGAGGCGTGGTCGGAGGCGTCCCGGGCGGAGGCGTCGTCCCAGGCGGAGGCGTCGTCGGCGTCGTCGGCGGCGGCACGTAGGGATCAGTCTGCCCGGCAGGCATCTCTCACCCCCTCACATCCCGTATCGGGCCAGCAGTGCCGAACGATCGGCCTCCCGCCGTTCCCACGCTTCCTTGTAGCGGGCGAGCCGTGCATAGAACAAGTCCTCCCGCTGCTGGTCGCGTTCCTTCTCGAAAGCGAGCGCTTTGTCGAAGCTCTCTTTCTGCTTCTTCGTCGCGTAGTCGGAAGCCTCTGCCGCCATGTATGCCCCGACAGCGGTACCCACCGCCCCGCCGATGCCGCTGGCCGCTGCGCCATAGTTGACGCTTCCCGAACCGGACGCGGTCGCGTAAGATTGGTTGGTGTTGCTGGCATAGGGATTGTAACTCCCGTAGTAGCCAGCGTAGAAGTCGGTGTAGGCATCCGGCATGGTTTTACTCCTCTGCGTAGAGACGTCGCGTCACCGGTGCGACCGTCCTGGGGGCCGGTGTGACCGTCATGGAGGGCGGTACCGGAGCCCTCATCGGCACAGCGGCCGTGGCGGGACGCTGAGTCAGCGTGCTCAAGTTGCTCGACACTGCTGGAATCGGAGTCGGAGCCGGAACCGGAGTCGCCTCGGGCGGAGGGGTCTCTTTTGGGGCGGTCGAGCCAGTGCTTTCCCCCGACTTCCCGACATCGTATCCGTAGTGCTCGAGGAGCTTCCTCCGATTCGCCCGCCACTTGGCCATCTTCAGGTCGTAATCCTTCATCGCCGCGTTGTACGCGGCGATTTTTCTATCGTCCTTCGACCGCTCGTAGGCCAGGCCGGCCTCGCTGGATTTCGACTGTGATTCCGTGGCTTCCTTCGACGACTCCGACGCCGAATACGCCGCATAGATCGCCGCGGCAGCCACCACCGCACCAACCACGATGCAGACACACATCTCAGTACCTCTTTGCCGGAATCACGTAGAACTTCGCCGGCAGCGACACGCCACCCAGCCGCTCGATATAGCCATTGAACTTGGCGTCACAGGCCGACACGCCAGCAAAGGCCCACCACTCCTCCCGAGCCACCACCCGCCGGAATATGGAACGCAGCAGCCTGCGCGCCACACCGGGGGTTGTTCCGTGGTCGGGATCGATCCAGAAGCCCTCGAGCTCACTCATGTGCAGAACACAGCACGCGGCAACGATCTTCCCGTCGTCGTCTTCCACTACCACGACGTCGATGTTCTTTGGCTCCATCAACTGGATGAGTGGAGACACGGGCAGATGCTCGACCCTCGGCCACTCCTCGGGTGGCAGAATGCGGTCTTTCATACCTTCACCTTCTCGAGTACGAGGTCTAGGCAATACTGCATCGAGGTCGCGCCGACCGAAACGTATGCCGTCGAGTAGTTGATGGCGGTGGTGGCGTTGTCGATCCGGATCAGCCATGTGCTGGAGCCCACCGTGGTCGTGGTGTTCCCCGTCATCGCGGCTCCGGAAAAGCTCGGCGACACCCCGCCCCCGGTGAAGGCCACCGTCACCGTGAGGCTGCTCGACGTCGTCGCGGCCCGCGTGATCCGCGCATAGTAGGACACACGATAGAGCCCCACCGTGAGCCCGCCCCCAGAGAAGTCGGTGGCCGTGATCGCGGCGCCTTGGGTCTCCAGCGTGACCGAGTTCACCCGCTCAATCGAGAGCGAGAGCGTGAGCGGGAGCAGGTTGAAGTAGTCCCACCAGGGCGCAGAGAGACGCCCGTCCCCTCTGGCGATCGGTGCCCAGAACGGCATCTGCATCGAGCCTAGTGTCTTGGGCGGCATCAGGCCCCCGCCTGCTGAGCAAACTGGAGGTAAGCACCCGTGATCCGCCACGGGACGGGGTCGGTCATGGTCACCTCGAAGACCCTGCGCCGACCACACCCCAATCGGTTCCAACGAACGCGCGTGCTGTACTCCCCGAGTTTCCCCGCCGAGGTCCAGTGCTCGGGCCCCCAGGTCTTCGCGGCGTCGTTCGACATCCGCATCATGACCTGGGGATTCTCCCCGGGCGTGACCGTGGTCCCCAGTCCGGGCTCCAGGTCGAGCTCGAACGTCGAGTAGTAGACCCGCCGGTTCTCCACCTCGATCGCGGGGCAGCGCCGGAGCCTCCGAATGGGTTCGCTACCAACGTCGGTCCCTCCATCTGGGTCCAGCCTGTAGAGGCCGCCGGCTTTCGCGTCGAGCATCCGAGACTCGCCAAACGCGAGGACGTGATACCGTGGACGCCACGCCACCCATTGTCCGTCCTGCCAAGTCGCCCGCTCGGTCCAGATCCGCGTATCGGCGTCCCATGCCCATGACGTCTGTCCGTCGAAGTGCAGGACGTAGAACGTGTGCCCACGACTGGCGTAGACGTCCCCGATTGCCTGCTCCCGGTCTACGTCTCTGTACGTCTGGAACTTGGCTTCGAGGGGCCGGGTCGAGATGACCTCGGGGGTACCCTCCGAAGCACGCAGCACACAGATCCGCCCTCCGCCAGCCGTTCCCAGCCAACACAGGTCACGTCCCAGAGCACACGCCGAGAACGGGGCCACGATCCCGAACGGGATTAACCCCTGGGGCACGGGCTCGAGCGGGAATGGATACTTTCCCGTGTCCTGCCAGACTTCCGTGGTCGTCTCCCCGAAGAGCCAGAGGTAGCGGCCCACCACCTTCATCGCGCGCCATGGGTCGGATGCCAGGTTTCGCTTGGCGAAGAACGTCCCAGTGGTCCAGCTCGTCCCGTCGAGCAGCGCTGACAGGTACAGGGTGGAGTTCGGGCCGTCCATGCACACGAAATACCCGTCTAGATACGCCCCCATCGTGGCCTTGAAGCGAAGCGCGGCGACCTCAGTCAGGACGTCCGTCGAGAGCGTGTAGATGTAAGCGCGGTTTCCAGATGTGATGAACAGTTGCCCGCCCGGCGCTCCATTGCTACAGATTGTCGCGGGGTTCCCGTCGGTCGCAACCGTGCCACGATTCGTCCTGTAGTTCGTGCCGTCCCAAACCCGGGAGATCTCGTACAGATACTGGCTCACGATCGCGAACTCGCGGTCGTTCTCGAAGAAGTGCGCCCGCCCCACTCCTGGAGTCGAGTCCAGCAGTGTCACCCCTGGACTTGGGTAGAGGGCCAGCCGAGACGTGGCTCCCGGGGACTCCAACACCTCCGGATACCAGTTGATGGTCCGTTCGCAGTCGGCGGTCCACGCCTGGGCCTCGTAGTCGCCGCCAATGAACGCGTCGTACTTCATCTAGTCGGTCCTGATCGAGTAGCCGTAGGGCCGCCGTGCCTGGCCGAGCGCTGCGGGCTCGCTGGAGAGTTCCGCCGGGCGGAAGTTCGTCCGCTTCACGATCGCCTTGGAGTCCGACGCTTGCTGAACGAGGAGCGGCTGCGGCTCACGCGCGTATGACGGCGCGAGTTCGAGCGCCACGTTCTTGACGAGAGCCCGGCGATAGCCAGGCGGCAGAGCTATCGCCGTGTCGAGCGTGGCAAACTCCGTGATGGCCGTCGGCGCGTAGATGACACCCTGCAGAGTCGTGGACGACGGGATAGGCCAGAATGACAGCGTTCCGAGCGGGTGCGTCGGGTTGTAGTAGTACCCAGTCGGAAGCGTCGCCGTCTGCGCCTTGATCCTCACCCGCTGCCAGTCGGCGTCACTGTAGGAGTAGAGCGGGTACTCGAGGTCTGGGTCTGCGTTGGTGTCCTGGAAGTTCACGCGCTCGACGTAGGACGGGCGAGCAATGTTGACGGTCCCGCCCGTCCCCACGGTGTAGTTCTGCGTCCCTGACACCATCGTCCAGGTGGTTCGCGTGACGGAGTAGATGTAGAGACGCTCGGACGCCCACTGATCGACGAGACGATTGAGCGCGCCGAGCGCCGCGTCGGCGTCGATCGTCTGCATGGTCTCACCGGCCGCGAGCACGCCCAGCTCGGTGAGCGAGTCGGTGAAGATGTCGCGGACCGTGGCCATGGGGCCTCCTTACGCTACCTTCGGCGGACGACCCCGACGCTTGGGCTTCTCCGGGATCTCGGGGAGGTGCCCGAAGTGATCGGCCTCGGCTGCGGCGGACTCGTCCTTTGCCTTGTCGGTCATGTTTCGGTCTTCCCAGTTGCGGACGGCCGCCGCCTCGGCGATCTGGTCCTGGAGCTTCTGGCGCCATTCCAGGGCTTCCTGGGGCGACTCACACCACCCCTCCCCGCTCTCACGCCGGCGCTTGTGCTCGGTTTCGTCGTTGACGATGCACTGACATGACGTCGTGAACGCGGACGCGGCCTGACAGGCGCGGTCCCATTCCTCGGCGGTGCGGAACCCGAAGTTGGCCGGGGTGTCCTGGGAACAGACCCACTTCCCGCTCTGCGGGTTCTGCTGCGCCTTGTACAGCATCTTGGGATAGGGACGGTACCGGTAGGGGTTCCCGGGCTGGAGCGGATGGGGACACCATTCCCCGCCGGGATACTGCTCCCACTTGGCCATCTCCTTCGTCTCTTCGGACTCGGGGCTTCTGAGGATCGGCATTCAACCTCCTGAGTGCTCCCCCGGGAACCGGGGAGGTTCGCCGGCCCCCGGGAGAGCGTTTACGAAAGGGTTACGTACGACCGAACAGGGCCAGATCGGACGTCGCCACGGCACCCTCGCCCCAGCACCCGGCCATGCGGACCGTGACGGGGGCAAAGATGGCATCGCCCGCAGTGCCGAACGTCTTCTGCTCGGCGGTCACATCCGAGATGCAGGCGAACGTGCAACGAGAGATCGTTCCGTAGTTGCCGTCAGCCAACTTGATGTAGCGGGCCGCTGACGGGGACGTGGCATAGGCCGGTACGTCGACTGTCGCAAAAGTGCAGTTGTCGACGATCAGCCCCAGCACGCCACTGGCGAAGTAGATGTCGGCGTCGACGTTGGTGTTCACCGTGGAGTTGAACCGGCAGTTCAGAATCTTCACGTTCTTGATCTGGGTGTCGGGGCTGGGCGTGGTGTCGCCGATCCCGCAACGGCAGTCGTAGAACTCGCAGTTCTGAATGTGGACGGCCCAGCAACCACCGTATGAACCCCAGTAGATGGCACCACCGGTTGCAGCCGCGCCCGTGTTCTTGCAGTTCTTGAAGAAACAGCTCGAGATGACGCAGCTTCCAGCATCGTACGTGCCCGCGTTGGAGACGAGCTTGATCCCGCCGCCAGTCGCTCCGGCTCCGTTGATCGACAGGTTGTGGATCCCCACGCCGAAGCTGTTGACCGTGATGATGGGGTTGGTGGTGACTGCGCCAACCTTCAGTTGGGGCTGTCCGCCGTGGGTCACGCCACGGGAACACCCGATCAACTGGAGGCCGTCTTTGGCCGTGATGGTCAGACACTCGGCATAGCTGTCCGGGTCGGTGTCACCGGAGGCCGTATCGGCCTCGAGCGACTTGATGAAGATGCGATCGCCCTGAGCCGAGGCGTTGATCGCGGCCTGAATCGTCTTGAACGCTCTGGTGGGTGTCTTGCCGTCGTTGGAGTCGGCCCCGTTGTCACCGTCGACAAACCGGTTCGTTGCGAACGGGTTCCCGGCCGCCACGCCATAGTAGGCGTAGAGGTCGTCAAAGTTGGACTCGGCCGCCGAGAGAGACTCGGCGCTCAGACCGCCGCCCAGTACCTGGAGGAACTTCTGAGCCATTGTGCCCCCCCCTTACGCCAGGGTCGCGGTGACGTTGGTGACCGTGCCCGCAACCGGAATGCCGCACATCCCGCACCAGACCTGGTTGCAGGCGATAGCCGAGAAGGCGACGGTGCCGGTAGCGTTCAGCGTGAGAACGTCGTAGCTCGTGCTCGCGCCACCGAGTCCGCCCGTGAACGTCAGGACGTGCGCGGCGCCGGCGCTGTTGACGAAGTACAGCATGCACCCGTCCAGGTCCAGAGTCGGAACCGGAATGGTGAGCGTGATCGCCGTGCCGTTCAGCACGACGAGGAGGTCTTCTCCGGGCTTCGGGAGAACCATCGTCCCGGTCGCGGAGTAGTTCACGACGTTGCGCGTTCGGCCGACGATCGGGTACGTGGTCGCCTGGCCGATGCTGTTCGACGCGAAGTCCGCCGCGTCACCGTGGACGACGCGGGTGCTGGCCGGGTGGGCGTACTGCGCCGTACCGTTCTGGCCACGAAGCACGTAGAGCGTGGTCCCCGAGGAGTAGTCCTTGGTGACCTGCATGACCTCGCCGCCGACCTGGAGCAACCGGCCGGCGACGACGGACGTAGCGGAGGCCACGACGATGCTCTTGTCGGTGAGGGCGACCGCCGAGGAAAGGGTGGTTTCTGCGAGTGCCATTGTCTTCCTCCTCCCCTACCCTGCGACCCGGCAAGCAAGACGTGCCTGCAGTGGCGCAGCGCCAAAGAGGATGTCCATGCGGTTTCCGTTCTGGTCGCTCTGGAGCAGGTACTGTTGGACGTACCTGATCGAGATGCCCCAGTCCCGAGACCGCGCGAAGGTCGCCTTGGCGCCGCCGTTCGGCTCGACCAAGTCGGCCATGACGAAGGCCGCGAAGTCGGGGTGGAACAGGAGCGACTGCGGGGAGACCGTGGTGGAGAGCGCATAGGTGCCGGTGTAGCCCCACACGCTGATAGCCGCGCCGTCTGCCGGCGAGGCGGTGACCGTCTGGAGCGCGCCGCTCGTCACGATCGACGGGCTGATGGGCAGCGTGGCCATCGCGCCCGCGCTGTCCGCCGTGTCCGCCGTGATGACGAACTGCTGCAGCCGGCCCGTCGAGACCTTGCTGAGCGGGTTGACGGAGTAGATACCCGCGATCGTGATGATGTCGCCCTTGTGCAGATCGGACGCACCCGAGGCCCATCCGTCCGTCGCGATCGTGGAGCCCGTCTGGGACGCGCCGTTGATGACGGGGGTGCAAGACGTGAACGTGCCCGTGGTGTGGCGGGGCATGTTCTGGTCCTGGTACCACTCCTCGACGCCCAGCGCGTCACGTCCGAACTGTCCCTTGCGGTATTGCTCGGAGATCTTCGCGGAGGGGTTGAACAGGGTGAGGTTGCTGTTGACGAGCGTGATCATCGCCATCGGGTCGAGGACGCCAATGCGGCCGTCTTCGGGACCAGACAGGTCCGTGATCTTCAGGCCCGCCTGCAGGTAGGTCAGGTTGGTGGACGGGGTCGTGCCCGGCGTCCCGACCGCGTTGTAGACCGCGGTATAGACGTCGTTCATGCCGTACCTGTCCGCGATCGACGCGAGCAGGTCTCCGGCCGGGTTCACGTAGCGCTCTTTGATCCTGTCGATCTCGAGCGTTCCCTGAGCCGAGCTCCACGCGAAGTCCACGCCCTTCTGGTACGAAAGCGTGATCGGGGTCGTCTGCTCGTAGATGTTCGACGGGGACCACGCCTGCCCGGAGCGCTCCTCGAAGCGCACCGGCAGACGGGCCTGGACGGTCGCACCGACCTTCGCGCCGCTCTGGCGGTACTGGTCGTCATAGGACCGGTTGAAGTTGGCGACGCCCTTGACGCTGTTCTGGAAGCGCAAGGCCGTCTCGTTTGTCACCCAAGTGGGCGTGACAAGGGTATTCGCCATGGGGAAACTCCCAAAGTGAGAAGCCGTCTGCTTGCTTGTCGGCCTCTGGCGGGCTGACTCGCTGGCCTACCCGGGAGCGGGTGCCAGACGGAATCGGCGTCCCGGGTACCCCTGGGAGCGGCGGCGTCGGGGCGGGGCGGTCTCCCCGAGCGGGAGTTACGTCACCTATAGTTTACAACGCTGAGTCAAGAGTCACACCGAGTCGGGGGGAGATACACGCTTTCGATGCCGAGAAAGGTGCTTCTTGGCCCGGACCAATGCTCTGCCCAAGATTGTATGGAGTCTGCGCGCATGTGGTAGGCAGAGATCAATATAATCGACGCAACTATCTTCCCCCCGTCCCTCGTGGATGCGTATGGCGAGAACTTCGTTCTGAGTCCTGCACCACTCGCATTCTCTGCCGAAGAAGTCGGTCCCTAGTGAGGCTTCGTACCTGTAGCGCTTGGGGGCTGGCATGGTCGCTATTCTACGCCTTTCAACGAGACGTCCTCATCGTCGTTTCGCCCCAGAACGCCGGGCGTACTCGTCGAAGGACAGCTCCCCCGTCACGTCCTCGTCACCCGGACCC